CTCCGAAGAGAGGATGCCGCCGAATCCCTCTTCCACGGCGCGCGAGGCCCCCAGGTCCAGGGACTCGCTCGCCCGCTGCTCCCGGTCCTCGGACCCCACCAGGCGGCAGGTGAAGAGGTGGTAGATCGGGATCGGTCCACCGTCGGTCTGGCTGATCCCGTCGTCGGCGACCTTGGTGTCCACTGCGTCGGCAGTGAACGGTCCCGACGCGGAGCCGTTGGTGACGGTGATGTCGACGCTGGCGGTGTACCCGTCAGGGCCGGTCACCGACACCGTGTAGGTCCCGTCAGCGGCGTAGGTGTTGGTCTGGCCGTCGAGCGCCCCGGTGTCGGTGCTCCCGTCACCCCAGTCGACCGTGTAGGTGCCGGTGGGCTCCCCGGTGCCAGTGATGGTGGCGTTGCGGGTGGTTCCCACCGAGACGCTGATCGACCCCAGGTCGGTGGGGTCCAGGCACGGGGCGACCCAGGGCCGCGCCACGCCGCAGAACGGCGTGTCGTACTCGACGCCCGCCAGGCCGCCGTGCGCGGGGAGAGGCTTGGGCGCGATCGTGTCGAGCAGGTCGAAGCGCACCCGCTCAGTCGGCGGGGCCGGAACGAGCAGCGGTCGGATCGGCATGATCGGCCACCTCCCTTCAGTGAGTTGGTCCCTCGGGGGCTGACGTGGCCCATCGGCCCCCGAGGGTCAGGCTCACGTCGCGTCGGTGCCGCAGACCGCCACGTTGGCCGCACCCAGGCGACCGCTGTTGCAGAGCGGGATCGTCACCAGGTCGGCGTCGTAGCAGGTGTTCGCCACCAGCAGGCCCTCCTCGAAGAAGAGGCCCGTGTAGACGTTGGTCGCCAGCGACGCGGCGTCGTACACCGCGTTGAGGCTGATCACGTCGGAGACGCCCTTGACGAAGGTGCCCGCCGGGTACATCAGCACGTTGACCGTGAGCGGGTAGCCAGCGGTCGGGGTGTCGGAGTCGAGCGTCTGCCAGTCCGCCACCCACTGCGGGTTGAGCCGCCGCGTGCGGAAGTTGGAGTCGATCTCGGCGTCGGTGACCGCCCCGGAGTCCCGGCCCGACTGGAAGGCCAGGTCGTCGCGGATGGCCTCGCGGACCCAGAAGGGGAGGATGATCTCCATCGTCTGGTTGAAGCCCAGCATGTACTGCTGCCGCTTGACCTCGGCGATCCGGGTCAGGTTGGACCACAGGTTCTGGCCCGTGGCCGTGTAGTCGACCGTCGGGACGATGGCGGCACCGGCGATGGTGACCATGCGACCGATCACGTCGGCGTTGACCTTGTGCTGGTGGGCGACCATCGCGCCTCGGACGATGCGCTGGGTCAGTTCCGGGAAGGCCGCGTTGGTGAGGATCGGCACCCGGATGCACAGGCCCACGGCGTCGAGCCGCACGTCGGTCCAGTCGGGGCAGGTCAGTTCGAAGCACGGCTTCTCGGTGCCCGCCTCGGCCTGGGCCTCGGTCTGCTTGAACCAGCCGAAGTCGGGGTCGGCGTAGAGCGTGGACCAATCCGGCCCCTTGGTGAAGTTGATGCCGCCGCGACGGACCTGGATCTCCGGGAGGGAGACGAGGCCGTCGAGGGTCTCGCCCTCACAGAGGTCGTAGAGGTTCTCCGACGGGGTGCACCAGCCACCGGCGGCGACCAGCGATCCGCCCGTGAGGCGGGACTCGTCGGTGGCCCGCTTGATCACGTCCTGGTTGTCGGTGCCCTTGACATCGACCACGAGGTCCGGGTCGAAGTCGAGCGCGAACTTCGCCACGCCCGCGAACCGGAAGTCCGGCACGTAGTCGGGGTGGGACTGGTCGAGGCGTCCCTTGGGGGTGCCGAACGCACGCGCCCGGGAGACGAGGGCCTCGGCGACCTGCGCGATGTCGCCCAGGTCCTGACCGGCGCCGAAGTCCGGCACGTCGGCGGCAGCGGTGATGTGCACGCGCTTCTTCGCCGCCGGAGCAGCGGGCCGCTTGACCTTCCGGGCGAGCACGGTGACGTTGCTGGAGGCGGGAGCGGGCTCGGGGACCTCGGCGGGCGCCTCGTCGGCGACCTCCTCGACCTCCTCCGTCTCCTCGTCGTCCTCGGCGGCTGCCTCGACGACCTCAGCCTCGGCGGCCTCCTCGGGCTCCTCGGCGGAGGCGGCGAGGGAGGCACGGAGGGCCTCGGCACGCGACTCGGTCTCGGCGCGGGAGTCGATCTCGGCCTGCGCGCCGCTGGCGTCCGCCAGCAGGGCCTCGGCCTCGTCGACCTGGGTCGTCGTGAGGTTCTTGTTGGCGAGGATGGCGGCAGCAGCCTCACGCTTCTCGGTGACGAGAGCGGCCAGGGCCTCGATGGTGAGGGCGGTGAAGTCCATCGGAGTCTCCTACTTGGAGTGGTCGGTGATGTATCTGCTGTCACCGGGCCTATGGCCGCAGGAGACCTCCTGGACAGGAGGGTACCCCCAAGTTGGGGGAGTGTGGAGACCTAGTTCTCGTTCTCGGCGTGTCGGGCCGTCACCTTGAACCGCGCGACCAGGGAGTGGTGGCGCATCTGGGTGCCTACGCCGACCTTGGGTCCGTGGTGGATCTCCAGCAGTTCCAGCCACTTCGAGCGCAGCCAGAAGACGTGATCCAGGCCCCGTCGGAACGCCACCCGGTATCGGTCGAAGAAGCCGACGAAGTCGAAGGTGACGTGGTTGGTGTCGCCGCCGTAGATACCCAGGCGGCCACGGTCTGCGCACCGGCGCATCCGGTCGCGCACCACCGGGATGGTGGTGGTCTTCACGATCCAGCGGCGGAACCGCTCGTGCCGCCAGGAGTTCAGCCACCACATGGCCCCGAAGGTGAAGGGCTGGTCGGTGGTGATGTGCACCAGGTCGACCTCGTGCAGGAACCGGGCGGGGGTCCGGACGGGCCGCTTGCGGTTCAGCCACCCCTCAGCGGCACCGGAACGGTGGAACCGGATGGTGCGGGTGTAGTCCCCGCCGTTGATCCGGTTCTTGTCGGCGGCGAAGGTCAGGCTGTTCCAGCCGATGGCCTGGTGGGGGTCGCGCTCGGGGAAGTACCAGTCGAACTCCTCCGGCGACTCCTGCCGCAGGAGTTTGTGGTTGGTCTCGGACAGCAGCAGCACGTCGGCGTCCCAGTACGACTTGGGCGGGGCGCCCTCGGTCATGTTCTGGACGATGACGACGAACTGCCGCCGCTTCACTTCGGGGACGCCTTCTTCGCCGCCGCCTTCTTGGCGGGCGTGCGGGTGGGCTCCTCGCCCTTCAGCGCCTGCTGGACGCTGAGGAAGATGTTGTCCTTGGTGGGGAACACGTCAGCCTTCAGGAGGGCGTCCACGACATCGCGCTGGAACTCCTCCTTCGACTCCTTGCTCCAGTCCTTGTACTCCACGTCTCGCTCCTTCGCTCGGATCTTCCGGGCCACCTCGTGGACCCGCTGCTTGTCGGCGTTGATCTCCCAGTGCATCGCGTCCGGGGTGGACTGGTAGTGCCCGCCCCACCGCAGGACGTGCTCGACCTCGTCGAGGATCTTCTCGATCTCGCCGATCTGGCGCAGGGAGAAGGTGTTCCGCGCGGGCACCCCGTTGGGGTGGGCGGGAGCGTTGGCGTCGACAGCGGTGCCTGAGGAGTGGTTGCTCAGGCTGTTGGGGTCGTTGCGGTTCTCCCGGTAGGCGAACCCCCAGCAGCCGGGGTTCTTCAGGCGCTCCACGCGGGCGTTGTACTGGGTCATGGCGTAGCGGAAGACCGTGTACACGTCGTCGTCGTCGCGGACCCCGGGCACGAACGACACCCCCGCGACCAGCAGTGGCCGCAGAGGGAGGTCCGGGTCAGCGGACCAGCCGTTGTAGGAGGAGGTCATCAGGGCCGCTGGGGTCGGTTGCGCACGGTGAAGACGCCCGCTGAGGTGAGGACGCACACCAGCAGCGCGAGCAGCCACTCACCTCCTGTGGGGAGGTCGCCGTGCTTGTCGTCCACGACCGCCTCGAACAGGAGGACCGCGCCAGGGATGAAGAAGGCGGCGAGGGCCTTCATGTAGGCGCGCATCACGCCTTCGCCACCTTGGTGTAACGGCCACCGTTCTTGATGACCGCAGCCTTAGCCTTCACCTCGGTGTCGTAGGTGGTCACCTGGCCGGTGGAGGAGACGTAGCGGTAGATGTAGACCTTCCCCTTGCCTCCGCAGTTGCAACCCATGATTCTCTCCTTACAGGGCGGAGCGCAGCCGGGCGGCCCGCTCCTCGATGATCTGCTGACGCAGTGCCTCGGCCCGTGCCTCGACCTCGGCTCGGGCCTCCATCCGGGCCACGACCTCGTCGACCAGGTCCTCCACCGGGTCGTCGGTGACGATGCCCGCTGCGACCAGCGCGGTGAGGTGTCCGGCGGAGGCGGCGATCTGGACCCGGGGCACCGGGAAGCCGCCCACGTTGACGGCGAGGGCTGCGACCAGTTCCAGTTGGCCCGATCCCCGGACCACCTCACGCCAGTCGCCGGACGCCTTGCCTGCGGCCCGCAGTTCCCGGACCTGCTCCTCGGTCACGCCCTCGCGGATCGCGCCCGCCATCCACACGCCGTGCTTGTCCTCGCCCACGGCAACGTCGGCGACGACGGTGGAGGTGGAGTCGTAGTGCTCCATCGCGGCCCGCCAGGACATGCCGGGGCCAGCGTGCCCGCCGCCCATCGTCAGGGCGCCGGTGTACACGGGGCCGTCGTCGGTCTCGACGACGCCGATCCGGAAGTAGGAGTAGTCGCTGGTCGACTTGGGGAGCATGACGCACTCGCCGCTGAAGCCGATGTGGCACTGGCCCCAGGTGGCGAGGTGACCGAAGACCCGTCCGTCCTCGGTGACCGTCAGCGGCGTGGGTCCGTCCAGTCCCGGGTCGCTGAACCAGGACTTGGGCAGCCCAGCCCTCGGTGCGGCAGCAGTGAGCGACTTGGGCGGCTCGTCGGCGATCTCGACGCCGTTCATGGTGAAGGGCATGGACTCTCCTGCGTGAGGGGCCTGGCCCGGCCAGTACCCGAGGGCGTCGTAGTGACGGTTGGCGCAGTATCCCTTGATGTACTGCGGCTTGACGTACTCGGCGACGTTGGCCTCGCACCGGTAGAAGTCGTTGGGGGTGCCCCAGCCGATCTTCGCGGCACCCGGCCCGGAGACCCAGTAGTCCCGCAGGCGGTCGGTGTCGACGGGGTGGGTGAGCCACCCGGGGCCGTCTTCGGTGAGGCCGGGAGCAAGGTCCTTCATCTGCACCGTGGAGTCGCCTCCGGCCCACTCCTCGAAGGACGCCAGGCTCCACTCGTCGGGAATGAGGCTCTCCTTGCCGAGGGCCTTGGCGCGCTTCTTGATGTGGGCCTTGGCCTTCTCGGGGTCCTTGGCGCGCCCGATGGCCTGGATCGCGTTCTTCAGGTCCTCCTCGTTGGCGATGGGGAACGACCCGTCGTCCATCGCCTTTCCTTCGTCGGCCAGGCGGTCGCGCTCCTTGCTGGAGACATCGCGGAACTCGATGGTGTTCACGTCGGCGACCACGACGACCTCCGGAGCGAAGGGCTTCTCCTGCTCCGGCTGGGACCCCTCCTCGCAGACGCACTCAGGGTCGTTCTCGCAGTCGCACTCGACGGGCTCCTCCTCCGCAGCGGCCACCTCCTCGTGACCGGGCTCGCGCTCGATGCAGTTGCCGTCCTCGTCCCGCTCCTCGCACTCCGCCTGCCCCTCCCGCTCACGGGTCGGGATCTCCTGCGACGGAGCCCCCCAGCCCCCGGCGAAGTCGGCGGCGAACTCCTCGTAGGAGCCGTTCATCATCCACGCCTCGGCGAACGCCGGGATGGACACAGCGCAGGCGGAGCAGACACGGGCGTCGGTGAAGACTGTGACCCCGTTCTCGTCCATCTCGATGGAGAACTCGTCCAGGTCGTCGGCGTCGATGCTGACGCCGTACCGCCCGAACTTCTCCACCAGGTTGTAGTGCTCGTCAGCCTCGGGGGTGTCGAGGTACTCCCCGGCGCCCCAGATCAGGCCGTTGTCGCGCCAGACCTCCTGGATGATCGCGGTGACGACGTTGCCGTCGTGCCCGGCCCCGGCGACCTTCTGCCAGGTGAGTGGCAGCGGCAGCGAGCGCATCCGCAGCGCGCCGTCGGTGAACATCCGCTTGTCGCCGGACTTCTTGCCCTCGGGCGCGAGCACGCCGAACCACTTGCGGGCTGCGGTCTCAGTCATCTCGTCCTCCAGGTCGAACACCGACCAGTCCATCGCGGCGACCTCGGGCCGGAGTGCGGCTCCGAGGCCACGCAGTTGCTCAACAGTGAACCACGCGGTGATGTCAGGGTTGCGGCGCTCGGGGTCGTCGGGGTTGACCGTGTCGGCGGCGTCAGCGTCGGGGTTGATCTCCTCGAACGCCTCCCGCTCGACCGGGACGGCGTAGACGAAGCCCTGGTAGAGGGCGCCGCCTCGGCCCTCGCTGGACCAGCCGTTGACCACCTCCCCCTCGGGCTGTGGGCAGCCGGTCTCCTCGCAGAACTCGCGCCAGGCACCGGCCTGCGGGTCTTCGCCTTCCTCCAGGCTCCCGCCGGGGAACTCCCAGGTGCCGCGCACGTCCTCGGGGTCGGTCTCGTCCCAGGCGCGCTGGATCAGCAGCAGTCGGCCCGTGTCCCGAGCGATGACCGCGATCCCGGCGTGCGTGGGAGTCATCAGACTCCCGCCTTCCTGCACCAGTCCTCCAGCGCGTCGCGGGTGTAGGGCTGCTGGTTGTTTAGCAGGGCCTTGCAGAAGGAGTCGAGGGTGCTGACGATCTTGGTCGCCTCCGGGTTGCCCGCGAGCACCAGTTCGGCCATCTCCCAGGCGTCCTCCATGCACTTGGCGGACGAGCCGTTGGCCGCGAGGTGGACGTGGGCCTCGTACGCCTTGCCTGGGGGCCGGGACTGGGTGATGTTGCGCAGTCGGTTGCCCGCCCGCTCCAGCGCACGCAGGACCAGCACCTCGTAGACGCCGTAGGGCGACTCCGAGGGGTCGCGGGGCCGTACCGGGTGGTCCTCCAGGCTGGGGGGAGGCGGGGTCTCGCGGGGCTCCTCCTGGTTTGCCACGGTGGCAACAGGAAGGTCCACTCCGAGCACCTCCAGGGCCGCCTGGACCTGCTCGGGCGTCGCGGAGCCGCTGGCGACCTTCATCAGGAGCCACATCTTGCGCTCCTCGTCGTCCGGCATGTCGGTTTCGGCGAAGCCGTTCTCGGCGAGCATCACGCTGGCCTTCAGTTGGCCCAGGTTGTACATCTCGACCGCCTCCTTGGAGCGGTCGGGCCGCAACTTCAGTGAGGTGGTGTCAGCCTTGATGATCTCGTTCCCGCCGGTGAGCGGACGGGAGTAGTAGGAGGTCAGGGCGGCGCAGAGCACGTCGAGCATCGGCTCGATGTGCAACTTGATGGTCTGCTCCTCCAGCATCCACGCGCCCCAGTGCGAGACGCCGTTGCTGCGGCCTCCGCCGGTGCCTTCGTTGCTCCCCATGCCGAGGACCATCTCCGGCGGGAGGTCCATGCCGAGCGCGAACCGCTGGATGGCGTCCCGGCGCATCTCCCGGGCGTTCTCGTCCAGTTCGGTCCAGAAGGTGATGTGCTGGATGTCGCTGAGGGCGTCGCCGTTGGCCGTCACGACCAGCGGGATCATCTCCGAGGGCGCTCCGTTGCCCTTCAGGGCCTCCATCGCCGCTGAGCCGAGGGTCAGCATGAAGGCGTCGGCCTCGTTGGCGACCTCCTGCTCCTTCCCGTCGACCGGAGGGGGCGGAGGGAAGGTCAGACCGTCGGGGAGGAAGAGAATCCCGTTCCCGGTGAGCCGGGAGGAGGTCTGGGCGTCGATGTAGCGGCTCAGGCGCTCGATCTCGTCGAGGACGGGCAGCATGGAGCGAAACGGGGAGTCCGCTTCCCACCTCCGGTCGGGCTTGGGCACCCAGACGCGGATCACCACGTCGTCGGAGGCCAGTGGAATCCACGCCTCGGAGTCCACGGCGCGGATCTTCCACCCTGCGACGCTCCCGTCGACCTCCAGGACGCTCAGAACCTCCCAGATGTCGACTCCATCGACGTTGCGGCCCACCAGGTAGCACTCTCCGGCCACCACGAGGTGTACGCCGACCAGTTCGAGCATCCCGGCTTGCCCGTCGGGGCCTCCGAAGAGGGTCTGGAGGGCGTAGACGGGCGCTCCGGACTGGATTCGGGCTCCATCGGGGCCGCTGGGGTACAGAACTGCCCTCGACATGGCGTGGCCGAAGTACCGGGCGGCGAATCGGGCCTCTCCGCACATGGAGTAGTGGTGGTAGCACCGCTTCTGCCACTCCGAGGAGGGCGCATAGATCCTCGGAACCTTCCCGAGGTACCGGTGAGCGGACGCCACGAGGGCCGTGGTCGGTGCGACGGCCTGCTGACGCTTCGGTGGACGCGGCATGGTGCTCCTACGGGGCGATCTGAGACTCAGAGTAGAGGATCAAGGGGCCTCTACTCGGGCTCGTCGTAGGCAAGGAGTGTCGAACCGGCCTGCGAGAGCGCCATCCAGCCCCAGAAGGCCCACCAGGACCAGTGGAAGTCGCTGAAGTAGGCCCAGGCAAGGCATCCGGCGGCCACGTAGGGCTGGCCGCACCAGATACAGGTCATCAACTTGCCCCAGTTCTCCCCGACTCGGGCCTCCCAGTGGGAGCGGAGCCAGATCATGGGCGGGTAGTCGTCGTGGACGATAATCCGGGTGAGCCGGGCGGTGCCGAAGACGGCGACGGCGATGGCGAGCAGGGCGACGGGGATGCTCAGGTCGTTCACAGGAGTCCTCTCAGGGGCGGGCGACCACCGGTCGGGGGCCGCTTGGGGAGTAGGTCGTTGGGGTTGGAGATCAGTCCGTAGCCTCCACCGCGCAGCAACTCGGTGAGACCGTGCACGAGGGCGTCCACGCGGTTGGGGGAGGGGCCTTCGCCGGGCACCCAGGTCAGCATCTCGTCCTCCAACTTGGTCAGGTCGCCGCAGTGGACGACCCGCTTGCGCTCGTAGTGGGTGACCATCGGCTCCGCGCGCAGCGCCTTGCCGCGCCGGGACTGCACGAGGTGGATACGAGCCCGTTCGCCGGTGGCTCCGTCGAGGACGTGGCGCACCATGTCGGCTCCGTAGTTCTTCTCCGCCACGATGCAGTCGGCCTGGTACTTCTCGTGCGCCCACCACGCCTTCGACCCCCAGGCTGCGGGGCTGTACTTGCCGGTGAAGTCGTGCAGGACGTAGGCGATGCCCGCCTCCAGGCCAATGACGATGATGCCGGTCTCGTCCGAGCGGGCGTTGGCTGTACCAGCGGGGTCGACGGCGACCACGATGCGCTCGAAGTGCTCGGGCGCCTTGCCCCGGACGATCATGTCGGCGGTCCACAGCGACCCCTCCACGTCTTCCAGGAGTTCACCGTGCAACTCCTGGCGTCCCTGGCGGGTGCCCTCGTACTTGTCGATGACCAGTTTCCGGTAGGCGGGATCCAGGTTGTAGAGGTTGGCGTAGGTGGCGACGCGGGTGAACCGGGTCTCTTCGTCCTTGATGAGTTCCTTCAGCCACTCGATGGGCTTGGGGGTGGTGGTGACCAGGACGTGGGAGGGGTTGCCGAGGCGCATCCCGAACAGGGCGTTGTCCCACACGGCCTTGGGGTCGGGGAAGTGCGCCCACTCGTCGCCCCAGATGAACCCGGACTGGGGTCCACGGAGCCGGTCGGGCTCCTCGGCGGAGAACCCGGTGGCGATGGCGCCGTTGGGCCACGTCAACTTCTTCTTCGACGGTTCCCACTTGGGCATCTCTCCCGGGGGTGCGGTGGCGAGGATGCCGGACACTCCCTCGACCATCGTCTCGCGCAGGTCGGGGGAGGTGGCGCCGATCAGGATCATCCGGGGGACCTTGTTGGCGACGCGGTGGGTGAGCCGGGCTCCGGTCTCGGTCTTGCCGCCACCACGTCCGGAACCGATCAGCCAGGTGCGCCACCGCTCCTGCCACGGCGGGGGCCGCTGGTCGGCACGGGCGTGAGGGAAGGTCCAGCCATCTCCGATCGGCCTGCCGGTCTTGCCGCACCCGAACTCGGGGTCGCAGCGCCACTTGCCGTCGGTCTCGTACCACCAGTGGCCGTAGATGTCGGCCTCGCAGGGCGCCTTGTCCCGGGTGACGACGTGGGGGCGTCCGTCGCAGGTCCGGACGGGGCAGTAGAACTTGTGCCAGGGCCTGTCCTGGCGGGCTCGGAGGTAGTCGAGGGCCTTGCGTTGGGCCTCAGGTCCCCAGCGCCTCCACGCATCCGGGTCCGGCTCGGCGGCGTTCATTGCTCACTTCCCGACGAGGACTCGGCGGTGCTTGCGGACGCAGTCCGCGCAGAAGTAGCCGCCGAACTTGTGCAGGGCGAAGGAGCCGGAGAGCAGCCACTTGCCGCATCCCCCGGCGCACTTGGTGCTCCAGCGGACCTTCGCCATGTCATACAGGATGACATAACTAAGCCCCGATGCGGGCGGGGACTTCGTCAGGGCCGTCGTCGTCCTCCTCGGAGATGACCTCGCCCTCCACGTAGTCGAGTGGGTCGATCTCCTGCAAGGACTGCTGGCTCTTGGCGAGCACGGAGGTGACCCAGGCTTCGATCTCGCCGGAGTCGGGGTTGTGCACCACCATCTCGGTGGGAGCGTCGAGACCGTACAACTTGATGTGCCGGTCGATGAGTTCCTTGGCCTTGCCGACAGCGGCGAGGTGCTCAGGGTGGTCGGACTTCAGTGCCTTGGGCCAGACGCTGCGCAGGAGGCGTTCGAGGCGGTCGTTGGCGAGGGCGCGCATCTTGTCCCGGGCCTTGGGGTCGCTGCGCAGTTCGTCCCGGAGTGCGCGGTCGATGGCGGTGGCCGCCTCCTTGGCGGAGGCGAAGCCGACAATGGTGACGATGTCGTCGAGAGTGGCCCCTGCTGCTCGCAGGGAGAGGGCGGACATGGCCTTCTTGCTGTAGGGCCTGTCGGCGAACTCCAGTTCGGAGTTGGACTCACTCATATTGTCAACGGTAGCCCCACTTGTCTGGCTTGGGGTGCAGCGAGGTCGTCGTGGCGTGTCCAGTGGTGGTGGTGTGCTGGTGGGCCTGGCCGGAGGCTCCGGTCTTGTGTTGGGTGTACTGGCCGTGCTCCTCGCAGACCAGGCACCACCAGTACGTGGTCACTCGTCCTTGCCGAAGGCGTCGTCGCGGGCCTGGCGCAGGACCTTGATCATCCGGTTGACGCCTGCCCGGTCCACCTGGATGTAGCGGGGGGTCGTCTCGTCGTTGAGAGCGTGCTCGACGAAGTGACCGTTCTCGTACTCACAGATCGCCAGTTCGAGGTGTCCGGTCTCCTTGGACCATCCGACCTTCAGGGCGGCCATGTCGAGCGGGACCTGCTGACCGGCGCAGGCCGACCACTCGGCCTCCGACATGCCGTGCTCGCAGTCCTCGTGGCTGCGACCGAACTGACCCCAGTAGGCGTTGTGCACGAACTCCTTGGGCATGATGCCCTCCTTCACGGACTTGCCCGTCACGGGCGACTCCCGCATCACGCGGGCTTGTGGTGAGGCTACGCCTCGTGTTGCCACGGTGGCAACGGTCAGCCGGAGTGTCCGGGGTTTCCGTCGGGGACGTAGGACCCGAGCACGCGGCAGCGCTCGTGGTCCTCGCACATCCCGTTGGCGTTCCCAGTGGCGACGGGGCGGTGACAGTCGGGGAAGTTGCAGGTGGTCATCTCGGGGCTCCCTCCAGACGAGGCCCGAGATCCACCTTTACTTTCTCACCGAGTGGGGCAGATCGCCGCAGACTCGCTCACAGCACCGCGCGCCAGATCAGGAGCGTCACCGGCACGACTGCGACCAACACGAGGAGCAGCAGGCTGAGGGCGACGATCGAGAGAAGGCTGTTGAGGGTGGAGTAGACCTCGGACTTGCGGAACACCAGGAGGTCGTCGTAGGTGTTGAGGTCGAGTTCCTCGCCCTCGATGATCCCGTCGAACTCGTTGTCGCTCACTTCATCCTCCAGAAGGTGTCGGCGACCCACTTGGTCTGGCACACCGGGCAGGTCCAGGTCGCGCCAGGGGCGGGCATGAGGGGTACTTGGCAGGTGGGGCCGAGGCTGTCAGCCGGGCAGGGCATGGACTCTCCCGTCTTCGAGGTAGACCGCGACAGGCACGCCTGCCTTCTGCGCAATCTGGATCATGTTGTCGGTGCCCTTGGACTCCCCCAGGCACCGGAAGGCGTAGACCCGGTCGGGGGCCATGCCGAGCATCTCCTTGTTGCGGACGGCGCCTGCCGCCTTGCCGTAGGTGTTCCAGTCGGCAGGCACAGCGGTGACGGTGAGCCCCAGCGCCTTGGCTACCCGCCCGGCGATGGAATCGGCTCCTCGTGCCGCACCGTGCACGACCTCGGCGTCGGGGTGGGTGTCGGCGAGGTCGGAGAGGGCCTCCCAGATGATGCGGCTGTCGACCCAGTCACGGGAGCCGCAGCAGATGACCCTCATGGCTTCATCCATCCGGGGAAGGGAAGGTCGATGTAGTGCGAGCCGTCGAGCCAGAACTCCATCCGCACAACCTCCTCCTTGGCGTTGCGCGAGATCCGGTACTTCGCATTGCCCGCCTGTGTCGTCAAAGTGCCGAGGTACTCCAGGTACTCGGGGTCGAACTCGTCAGAGTCGTCCTTGTAGACCTTCACTGCTGTTCTCCTCTCGGTCTCCAGCCTGCCATCCGCAGGAGCATCTCCAGGCGATCGTGGTCGGAGACGGCGTGGTCGGTGAACTGGTAGAAGGCGTTCTTCAGGTGCGGGGGCACGGTGAGGGTGATGGTGGGCCAGGAGGCGTACTCGTCGTAGGAGGGCTCCATCTCGGTGAGCGCCTGGAGCATCTCCAGGTCGAGCGGCTGGTACCCGGTGCCCATGAGGGAGTCGTTGGCCTGGAGGTCGGAGAGGAGTTCGACGAGGACGGCGTTGTCGTAGGTCCCCAGGTCGGCGGTGCGGTTGTCGGCGAGCACGATCCGCTTCGCGGTGGTCTCATCGCAGTCGAGGCGCACGACGGGGATCTCGGTGGCGCCGAGGGAGAGCGCTGCGGCGTAGGTGTGGTTCCCGGCGAGGATGTGGCCGGTGGCGGCGTGGACGTAGATGGGGCGGTACATCCCGTTGACGGCCATCGACTCGGCGATGACCTCGATGTCACCTGCGCGGGGGTTGTCGGGGTACTGGGTGATCTCGCTGATGGGGACGCAGAGGGGTGCGAGGGCGTCGTGGATGAACAGGGTGCCGCTGATCATGTGGCGCTCTCCTGGATGGAGCACCAGCGGGTGACGCTGTGGATGGGGAGGCCGAGTTCGACGGCGACATGAACCTCCAGGCGTGCTCCCCTGGAGGACTCCCAGCCTCGGAGGACGGCGATGCCGTCGGCTGCGAGCACGTCGGCGACGCCGAGCCGCATGTAGTCCTCCCAGGTTCCACCGGAGCCGTGGCGCGCCGGGTTGAGGACGCCGTAGCCGAACTTGACGAGCCGGTTCTCAGCCTCGAAGAAGGCTGGGAGATTGAACTCGGGGA